TTATATGGCTTTATAAAATAGGGTTAAATTAAGCAATGATCTTCCAAGTTCCCGGGTTATATAACCCATCGACCGCAAACTCCCAGTCTTTATCCGTTGGCGACCAGCGCAATTGTTTGGATGTAAAGTTGTTTGTTATAACCTGTTGAGTGTCTGCATCAACCCCCATACTATCGAAAGAAACAGTCCAAGAAAAACCAAAAAATTCTATAATACTATTCGCTTTAGCATCAATATTGCCCCATATCGATCCATTCGGCCCAATGTCTTCGGCGATCAAATATCTTTGACCATTAGCTGCTGGATCGAGACCGTCGCCTGGAAATTTATCCGATGGATCAATAATTGCTTTAATTGGATCAAGAGTATCATCTGGTAATGTATTTCCATCAATAGTCCAAGTTAATTTATTTTCTTCTGATGTGAATGCTATTATTCCACTAATGCCATCCGGGTCGCCAAACTTGCGCTTCACAATTAATTTATTGTCATTTTTTTGTTCACTAAAATCACTATATTTGAGCAACAACGTTAGCCATGAAAAAATATTACCGTCTTCATCAAGTTCATCACCATTACTTCCCAGTAATATCAATTCATTCCCATCAACATTAATAATATGATTCCCTGGAGTTATTATGCTTTGATATAACCGTTCACCGGATTCCCAAGTAAAATCTGAATCATCATCTGGAAGTTCACTGACAGCATTCATATTAGTAACGATAGACTCAATAACACGACGCCGTGTCTCTTCTGCTGGCGGATTGATCCAATACGGAATCAAAAACTGCATTGTAGAAATATCTATTGCCTCATCTGTTCCCATTGGGATCGATCTGCTTGTCCATGTAATAGCATCTTCCATTTGTACAAATGTTATTGCTGTCCAATCTAAAGGATTATCACTTGTTTGTAAATCAATGGATGGATTAAACAACATCATTATCTGTTCCATTATTTGCATTTTTTGATCTTGATTGCTTGTCCATATATCTAGCTGAAACGTAAAATTGTATGGAATTGCCATATATCTTTTTACAGTAAATCTGTCGCCAAGCTTGGATGTATATTTTCCTGTCGATTCATTGAACTCTCGCTCATCAACTTGTTGAGTATCAACATGAGTTGGGTCTTGGCGGCGATCTGGTGCCGTATTAATCGCAGTTATATGAATACTCATTATTGGGGTATAGAGCATAACATTTTCTGATAACTGCCTCTGAATATGACTAACCATACGCGATGGCTCGCCCCACCTACACGGAACTTGACGTATCTGCGCTGTCCCATCGCGACCAATGCCGGTATGGATTTCAAAACCGCCGAGCATACGACATGTTTGTAATATAAGTCTCCTTATTTGTTGATCATAAAAATAATCTGATCCTGCGCCTAATCCCATATCTTAACTTACCTCATCTGGTCCTGGTTTATTTCGATGTGGGACAATCTTTGTAATAGCCACTCTCGAATCTATTGGGCCTTTTGCTGTGCCAACAGTATTTCTATTGTTAATGAATCGTAGAAGTGTGCGATTGGCGGTCGTCCATTTCTCTCTCCAATCAACTTCCTTCCTAACCCATCTTGGACCTTCGCGTTTATATAACACATCTGGTGAATAATCAGTTCTCAAGAACCATATGCCATCTGGCGGCAAGTCTGGGAACTCTGACCCTGCACCAAACAATGGCTGCCCGTTAGGCGGCTCACCATCAGTCATAAACAGGTGTGGTACCCCGCTTTCATGGCATTCATCAACCCATAAATGCGTATGTTCTAGGTTTCTATTAGGTACTTGATCTTCAGCCTCTTGTAAAACTGCTTCAGCATTTGATATTTCCGACGTTCCAGTGCTTACAATATCTCCTAATGTCGTTCCAGTATCTCCAGTATTTCCATCACCATCATCATCGGTGCCATCAAAGCATGCAGGGAAACCATCATTGAAAAATCCAACATCTCTTTCCAACAAATCTCTGTATTCTTGGCTATCTGTTAGTGGACTAATCTTGACTCTCCAAATATGCGGGAACCAAGTCGGGCTAAATCCTTCAGATGAGCGATTTGCGTCTTCGATCTTGTATAATTTGGGTATTGCTAGCTTGTCGCTGATACCATCATCTGAATCGTCTAATAAAAGGTCTTCGCGAAGATGCGGTAACTCAAGAACATCGCCCGGCATAAGTTTCCTACCGATAAGATCGACCATATCATTGAGATGAAACTGAATAAACAGGGTATCGTTACTCAAAAACAGCCCGAACTGACTTAAATCAAAGTCATTATCTTGAACATTATATGATCCAAATAATGAATATACCGTATCATCATATTTTCTATCACGATTTTCCAATAATAACAAATCTTGGATATTTGTGGCGGCATCGTCTGGATATAACGGCAATGTTCCATCTACTACAGTATCATCCGTGAACACGCCGATGAATTTATGGACTAAAAACTCCGTTCCACCGACACGAAACATCTCAGAGATGGTTCGGTCGAAGAACTTATAGTCATTTTTCTTATTTCTACTCCATAGTTGCAATCTGGGCATCTTATTTCTTTACCTTCGGGGTGATAACTTTTTCTAACTTGGCATTTTGAATTTTACTGTTATACACATACAGCCATGTCTCGCCACGACCGTTATCCATCTTGAAAATTGTCTGACGTATCCCTATTTTTATAATAACGGCTTCATCGCCATTGATATAAACATGGTCACCTTCGTTGAAGTTCTTATTGAGATAGAATAGATAGCCACTAACTGCGGTTGTGACCAAATCTTTGACTGCCATACCTAGTGCTATTGTTATTAATGCTGTAATCCAAGCTATTGCCCCAGCACCAAATGTTATTTCTGGTATCATGTTGGTTATACCTCCGATAAAATAGCATCTTCAGCGGCTTCTAGGGTTGATTTTCCCTCAGACCAAGCATCACTCCAATCATAATCAAACTCATCTGACTCTCGACCTTCGTTTACCAACAAATAACGATCAACTTTTTCCATATACACGTTAAACTCATCACCACTTTGGGACAATGATTCTTCCAGTATATCCGTTTCAGTGAGATTATCTTCCATAAGGCTCATCTCGCCCGATCTTATCATGTTCGTCATGGCATACTTTGATATATACTCTGCCGAATCTGCTTCGTATTCTAAAAATCCATGTTCAAGGAACCAATGTTCATCGGTTTCTTCTGTAATAGTAGCCCAGCGAGTGCCATTATCAAACATATATGTCTGACCAGCCATAGCGCCGCCGATTGACACTCCCAACTCAATGGATGTCTCATCGTCGCTATTCTCCTTCATTGGAAATTTGCCATCAATGATGTTCAAATATTCCTGAATATCGTCGCTACTACCTTTTGTCATCTATATTATCCAATCAAAAAACCTAATGGCTCGCCGCCGCCGTCTAACTCTAATAATCTCTGTTCCAAACGATCTATATCGGTTATTCCTTCATTTTTTATCTGATCACCATTCAACGTCGTGCCACCCTGTGGTCCGATAATCTGTGAAAACTTGCCGCGTCCTTCTCCTAAAAGGATTTTTGCTCTAGCCACAGAGTAATCAATGACCCATGGTTTAGCATATATATCCTCTATTATTGAATCATCATTTCTAAAATGATAACACCATAATAATACAGATTCTGGACCACGAATATTACGAATAATTTCTAATTTATGTTCATTTGGCTGCCATGTAAACATGATATGCTCACCAAATAGTGTACCAATCATCTCTTGATACTCTGTAAACAGCCTGTATGTGGCTAAGCCCCCCTGACGGCCTGCTTCTAGTAAGTAAAAGTTGGTGAATGCTGCGTTGAAAGGATCAAATGTAACACCACCCTGCGTTCTTCCTAATCCCCTTCTAAAGATTTCACGAACTTCTACGATCTCATCGGGTAATCGATACTCTGATTTGTCTTCCTGAAGCTCCAAAAAAAAGTAACCTTCTTCTACAGAGTTGGATGAATACACTCTAAATACGTCTATTGCCGTTTTAACACATTCTTCAAGGTCTTCTGGGTCCAACTCAACATCAATGATGCGACCAGCAAGCCTTGTTATAATACGGTCTGTTAGATTTTTACGAACCTCGCTCATGTATGATCCTCATAAAAGATATATCTCTACCTATTTATATAAAAATGGCGGCATAGAACAAACTAACCGCCGGATATTCCTATAATATATTGATTTATCTGTTATACATCTCTTCAATGAACGCTGCGCCGCTATCGGTAAGATCGCGAGAACCTATTGCGGCATATACTCCTTTAGGTCGTTCAAGAACTGGTCCCGTTGGATGGTATTGAATAGGCATCCAGCAACCATGTGCTGCCATATACATATATATCCCCTTTTCTACCTGATCATAGAACACCAAAAAGAAATTCATTCCACTAACTTCTCTCCTAAATCGGTCAAGATACATCTGGCATGCCCAACTAGTGCCCCCTTCTACTCCCATGCGATCTTTTCTATCATTTGTTATATGATATTTGGTATTGTAACCCTTATGTGGGTCATATATTACTGCTTTATCGTTAAGTTTGCCAACAGCATACACAGAATCGGCATATTTGACCTGATACCAGTTACGTTGAAGCAACCCAATATACTTTTTATTAAAATTAAGACGGCGTTTAAGTGTTAGATTGGCTTCTTTTAGGTAATCATCGGCTTCTGAAAGCTCTTCCGGGGTTAGAATGTATGTATTATCAGGATCGTGAGACTTATGTCCCTTGTATGACCAGTGAACCACTTGATGTCTTGCAGCATGGGCATGCTTACCCCACGTAACATCTGCTCCAGCGGCTCCGCCGCTCAAGCAAACATCATCTGCAAGCTTTCCTAAGAATGGTACGTCCTCTGGCTCCATAGACTTATCCTCAAAATGAAATATGAATCGTAAGTAGTTGCTGAATAAGGATAGCCGATAATAGGATAATCACTCATTTTGCTTGTTTATTAGACATCTGCCTTTAATTTTTCCACAAGTTCAGCCACCTTGGCTTCTAGATCTTTCTTTTCACCATCATTTGACATATTTTCATCAAAGTCGCATCCAATCCATGCCGTTTCACTTTCATGGGGGATAGTTCCAGTAGCCTTCATCTGCATTATCATGCGTTCATCTTCTTCATCGCACATCCCTTTATTATAAAAAAGGACATCTTGATACCATTGTGGCTCTGGACCACGAGACACGAGAACGACACAACCCCCCAAGTCCCTTATAAGCCCTATTTCGTTAGGGAATCTACAATCTGTTATAACCGTATCTGGCATTCCGGCATCTAACCATCGCTTTTCAACGCCTGCAACCCAAAGACAATCACCAAATATCTCTCGGCCTGATTCAGTTCCAAGTATTTGTAGAGCATATCGCGGCGTAAACTCCTTAATGTCAAGCTTTTCGGACCAAAATCTATCACGCTGTTCTCTTTGGAACCTTGCTTCCTTGGTTGCTCCTTCGAGCATTTCACGATCCCATCCAAATATCACAGCAGCGGCATCTTTTAGAGACTTAGCAAAACTATCTTGAATAAAGTTATGATTGTCTATCAAAAAATCGCCCACTGTGCCTTTTCCAGAGCCTATAAATCCTGCTATACCTATTAACATATTATTCGTTCTCCATATTTTCTGATTTTTTATCTCTTATCCAAAATGGATATTCATCTTTGATTTCTGTAAGGTTTTCATCCTCTTGCCACTTCAACTTACGGTAAATGGCATATGCCTCAACGCCATCGCGTGTAGTGAACATACAATGATTGTTATGATTATTGGGTATTATATTAAAGTCTTTGATAGATATTGCCCTGTATTCCTCGTCTTCATCGACGAGAAACTCGCAAATAAGCTTTACATTGTCCACATTGCCTTGGTCGAATGAAGTAACCGGAACCCTATCGGGTGTAGTCACATTTCCCACTTTCCATTCATAGATAAATCCGTTACCTATGTCTTGCTCTTGTCCAAATGGCGACAGGATAACATATATAGTTTCTCCGTGTAAATCTATAAGGTCTTGAACTAAGCGTATTCTATCTGGATGTATCCCACCCATTCGTTCATCGACCGCATCCATTCGTTCTTGTATTGATAGTTTATCAAATGTGTCATCATTCATCAAAATATA